CTTGACCAGTAATTGAAATGTCTGCATTAGCAGTTACATCAACACTACCTTCAGCTAGAGATAATAATTCGCCGGTTGGACTTGCTATAGTATTAGCGTCTAAAGTTGCCGTTCCTAATGTAGAAGTTATTGTTTGACCAGTTAAAGAAATATTTGCTGTTCCAGTATTTGTTACAGAACCTAGATTAGAAGATAAAGATTGACCTGTAACAAGTGCTTCAACACCTGCAAAAATACTAACTTGACCTTGTGTAGCGGTCATTGCTTGACCGGTTAAAGAAACAACTACATCAATAACAACACCAGGAGATGTTTCTGCAATAGTAAGCTCTTGACCGGTTACTGCAACATTAACACTTGTTGAACCTGTAGCTGCAAAAGGACTTTCTGCAAAAGCTGTTATACCGAAGGCCATGAGCTACTAAACCTCTTCTAATTTGAACTTATATTTTTTACCTGATTTGTTATTGAATAAATAAAGATCTTCAGCACCCTCTTGAATAGTCCAACTACCTTTGGTACCATCAATAGCATTACCTTCAGATTTTGATTCGTTAGATAAATGTAAATCTCCAGTGTATAAGTTTCTCCAAACATTGTCTGATGCACCTAAGTCGTGACTATCATTAGCTCCTGGTACAACATCTCCAGTTACTGTTAATGTAGATCCATCAAAAGTCATGTTAGCTTCACCATTCATTGCATCAGCACCTGTAGCTGTTACAACTCTATTGTTTGAACCATTAGTCATAAAGTCAGATACGTCTACAGAAACTGCATCTGCTGCAACATCAATACCTGTACCTGCTCCAACATTTAAAGTAGCAGCTCCACTAGTAGCTCCACCTGTCAAACCAGACCCTGCTACAACTGAAGTTATGTCCCCAGTAGTTGGTGTTTCAAAAGTAACTGCACCTGAACCATCTGTAGTTAAAACTTTTCCTGCCGATCCATCTGCAGTAGGTAATGTGTAAGCTGAAAGAGTAAAATTAGATCCATCACCTTGAATAATTTTTCCACTTGTTGTTGCTAATCCAGCAACATCTTGTAGTTGAGCATCTAATCTTGCGTTAGCAACTGTGCCTGAAAGTTGGGAGGCATTTATTGTTTTATTAGTTAGTGTGTCAGTAGAACTAGCTGTAATAGCTCCAGTATCAGATAAAACTTCAGCAGTACTTCTACTTTCTAAACCATTAGCAGTGAAACGAGCATACTCATCATCAGCAACTGAAGAGCTGTCTATTTTTACTGCATTAGTATTAGATATACCAAAAGTTAACGAAGCCTGACCACCTATATCCGAAAGAACTTCACTTGAAGAACGTCCTTCAATCGCTGTACCATCTACTCGTAAGAAATCATTGTCTGCTACACCAGAAGTAAATTTAGGTACATTTGTATTTGATATACCTGTATCTAATACAGCAGCTGTTCCTAATCCTAATGATGTTCTAGCTGTAGCTCCATTTTCTGCAACAAAATTTGAACCATCTCCAACAATAATATTACCATCGGTAACGGCTAAACCTGCAACGTCTTGAAGTTGAGCATCTAATCTTGCGTTTGCAACAGTGCCGCTTGCTAATGCTGTTGCGTTTAATGCTGTTAAGTTAGATCCATTATTTGCAACAATGTTTCCGCTTGAATCTAGTATGACTGCTTTGGATGCAGGAAGGGTACAAAATACATCTTTAGTTCCCGCAGAAAAGTTTACTGCAGAGTCACTATTTGATGATGAGATAACTGTAGTTCTTGCGAGAGTATCTGGTGTTGCATCAGTTACTGTACCTAGGCCTACTTCAAACTCACCATTCTCATTTACTATTGAGTAGTAAGTTGTGTTACTATTTCCAATACCTGCAACAAATGTTTCAAAACCTGCTACTGCACCCGCTAAATTTAGTGTGCCTGTACCAGTAGTAGTCGAGGTTTCTTTAACCCTGTCATTTACGACCAATGCCATTTAAACTCCTATTAGCCAGAGATTCTTAATATAGCTGCTGATGTACTTGCTGCTGGAAATTTTACTGTAAAAGTTCCTGATGTAGCTGTTTTATCTCCTCCAAAATCTAAAACTGCAACTGCTGCATTAGTAACTGCAGAAGATGTGTTGTAGATTAATGCACCTCTAGCTGTCAACGTTACACCTGTGAAAGATAAATCTGCGAAGTCAACGAATGCAACACCTTTACCTGAACCGGTTCCAATGTTTGTACTTTGACCTGTTAATGGATCTCCACCTGCTGCATAAGTACCAGTGTTACTAACTTCGTTAGTTGCACTGTAAGCAGTAGTTGTTGAGTTTAGAGTTGCTGAAGAAGTATAAAGAGCTAATTTAAAAACATCACCACCAGATGATTTAAAATTTGCATCACCTTCCAGTAATTGTTTTTTGAAAGCATTTGCAATTGCTTGTGTTATAGCCATAATTTATCTCCTTATTTATTTCCCAAACGAGGAACACCTGATTGATATTCATCTCGTCTTCGTCTTCCCATTTGTTCTAAAGAGAAGCCTTCCAGCACTTGTTTATACTTTCCTTCGTATAATTGCAAGAGATCATTTGGCCCCTTTAAAAAAGAAAATGCTTCAACTAAGCATGCATACAATAGTCCGTTGGGAAAATACTTACTGATGTATGTTTGAGTATTTGTACTGGATAATCCAGCATCTTTCAAGATATAGTTCAATTGAATTTCAAAAGTTGCATTTGGTGTAGGTGCTAAAACAATAGTATTATTATCCCACATACCATAATATTTTGGAACTCCTGTAGTTTCTTTTGGGTTAAACTCAGACATAAAACTAGGGTCTCTATATTCTAAAAAATCTCTATTATCAGCTGAAGAAGTTCCATCAGAATCTACTATTTGTGCAGATCTAATAACTAATAAATCAGCAGGCATATCGATAAATCTATCATTAGTAACTAAATTGGTTGTTGCGTATCTTCTGTTGTTATCAGAATCTACATCTCTATATATTCTAAACTCTGCATCATTAATAAATCCATTTACAATAGTGCTAGTTAATACAGTGCTATCTACTTCTGTGTAGTCTCTAATTTTTTGTACTAATTCTGAATATGTCATTATGGTGATAGTGTAACCGGACCAGCCGATATACTTCCTCCTCCTATTTTTTCAGTTGCAGTTGCTGTGCCTGAAGCTGTAAATGTATAGTTATTAACATCTGTAACTGTAATTGTAAATCCTGTAGAAACATTAATGTCTGCAGAAGTTATACCTGCACCAGGTTCACCGTCTCTAAATCTAACAACATCTCCTGTAGATCTTCCATGGTTGTCTTCAAATACAGATATGGTTTGAGATCCATTTGTAGTGGACAAAGGATTTAAAGTTAATATTCTTGCAACAGCAGGCTCAACTCTTGCAGGTCTTGCATTTAATAAACCCTGAGGGTCTGCACTGTGTGGTTTTGGTTGTAACTGTGGATGTTTAGCTTCAAACTCTGATATGTGAACTCTTGCACCATTCCATTCTATTACCATTTCAGAATATGGAAATGCTAATCCTGATCTATCAGAAATAAACTGTGCATATTTACCTGAAGAAAGATTTGACATTAAGACTCCGGATAATAAACTTTAGGACTAATATAAGTACTTGATGAGGAGCCGTCCTCTTGTAAAGCTCTTTGTAATTCATCTTCATACAACATCTTTAGCATTTGAACTCTATCAGGTGCATTTTTAATCGCAAGATAGTAAGATAAACCTGCAGTCATACAAGGTACAAATCTATAAGGAACATCAGTTGCATTAGTATAATCACCTACATCTTGTATTCTTTTTACATAATAGTAGTTTAAAAACTTACCTGCTTCACTAGATCCAGGTGTTAAAAATAAAGTAATTGTAACTTTATCTATAAATCTTTGAACAAAATATTGTGATGGTGTTCCGGTAGATGTTTTATTTGATAGTGCTTGATACTGTGATCTGTTTACTTTTGTAAGGGGTGTATCTACATTAGAGTTTCTGTAAGACGCTTCTAATATATCGTCAACACCATAAACAGCTGTAGCACTTGAAGTGCCATCTGATGTTGATCTAAACATTGTATAAGTTGCTTGATCTGCAACTAATGTAATATTATTGTTTGCAACTTCCCAATAGTGTAGGCCTCTATTAGACCATTCTTGAAATAAAATATTAAGAGATCTTCTTGCAGATTTTAATTGGTAACCAGAAAGATTCTGCATACCAATTCTTTCATAGGCTTCTGTAATTACTTCATCAACAGAAAACGTCTTATCAAAAGTTGTAGTTCCGGAAGTAGTGTTAGCCATTTACTCTCCTATTTATCTAAGATGACAGTTACAGTTGAATTTGAAATTGCTGAAATAGTCATTCCACCTTCAAATAAAATTCCGTCTTCTGCTAGATTATAAGAAAATACATCACCTGCTGGTACATCTACTTGAAACTGTGTTACTGAGTTTCCATCTTGTAATGTAACTGAACCTGCAGAACCCGTTGATGCTAAAATAATTCCTCTTAGTCTAGTTCTTCCTGCGAATACAGAACCTGTTCCTGTTTTTCTAACTGCTTTTACGTCTGATTTCATTAACCTGTGTATCCTATTGTTACTGAGTCTGTAGTAGTTAAATCTAAGTAGACTCCATTTTTAAATCTTATACCAGAACCAGGAATCATTATATCTAATCCTTCGTCACTAAATTTAGCTTGAAACTCTAAAGAACCTGTGCCGTCTGTTCCATCATGTAGTTTTACTAAACAGTTCGTACCACCATGAGCTTGAATGTAAGTAACTCTGCATGGTCCTAAATTTACACTTCCACCAGTAATAGTTTTAAATCTACCATCTGCAGTTAATGTTGTAAACTTTTGATCGCTTATAAAAGATCCGCCGCCTGCCATAATTATTCTCCGTTAAATTGATGTGGGGCCAAAGCCCCACACTAATTATTTATTACGCTATTGTTGCACCTTGAACTGAAGTTGCAACCCAACCAATAGTACTATTCCAAACTAAAGTAGCTGATTCAGCTACCGCATCGAAAGTAATTGTTGTTCCATTTGCAAAAGTAACTGGAGTTAAAGTTCCATCTCCACCATCAACGATCATGTTAATGATTTTAACTTGTCCTGAAGTTGTACCATCGGCTAAAGTTAATGCATTAGCTCCAGTAGTAGTTAACTCAGTTACCAAGTTAGTTAAATCAACTGCACCTGCTCCTGATAAAGATTGAACACCACCTCTAATAGCTTTTCCATAAGCTGCATTAGATGTGACTGCACCTGTATCTGCGTTTTTTGTTATGTCTTCAAAACCGTTTTCCGATCGGACCGGTCCTGTAAATGTAGTATTTGCCATAATTATATCCTCCTAGTTTCCGAACATAGTCTCTAGGCCGTCGACTATACGCGTCTATGTTCTGATTTAATTGTATAGTTGTTATTTTATATACTAGA